CATCATTGAATTTTCCTGCAGATACTCAAGACCCTTTAACGTAATTCTGACATCGCTTGCATTAATCCTTGTTGCTCCTGTGATATCACGTTTTATACTTACACCCTTGATATATCCGACATCAACCATCATCTCTATATATCGTGCCCAACGTTCTTCAGAAACTCCTAATGCTTCTGATCCAACATCGTTGATATCAAATTCTGGATAATCCATTGCTTTTTCCAATGCTGATAAGATTTTATATACTGCTTTAAAGTTATCCATTGTTCTCACCCTTTGCTTTTTCTACTTTATCTTTTATCAACTGATACCACCCATTATTTTCATTATCAAAATATGGGCAATTATAATCTTTTGCCTTTAAATGTTTGCTTGGTATCTTACCATACACTTTACATAAAGTTTCGTAACCTTTTTCATCAAAATCTGCTTTTCTGCATGCATGGCATATCGGTATAGGACTTGTCACTTTTGCCATTCCAGGAAAGTCATCAAAACTCGGACCTATTTCCATTTCTTGTTTCACACCATTTTCATCATAATAATATCCTATTCCACTCATAAAACAGCCTCCGCTTTGATATAGTATCTGTCCTTTTCTTTATTTACACTTTTTATTTTATACTGAAAGCCTCGTTTAAACAACACTTCTTCTTGATTTTTGTATTTTTCAGTTGCGACATCTTTTATATATAAACAGCCTTTATACCCTTTAGGGATCTCAATTTCAAGATGAACATTTCTCCCCTGATACATTATGTCATGAAAAGATGTAGATGTATAACCTTTATTCGTTAAGGTCATTCCATTCATTCTTTTTATATCCTCTTCGGAATATTGAAAACCTTTTGGAAATGCATTTAAATATTCTGGAATCGTATCACGATGAACTACCATTTTATGTTCTGCAGTACCTTTACTTAATGCAGAATCCAACAGATCCATAAATCCTTTTTCCTGATCAATTCTTTGCTGTTTTCCAGAATATATTGCACTGTTCACTCGGTTCGCTGCATTACCAGTATATCGCCAGATTGCCTTCTTTTCTTCTTCTGCCAGTTTTTCTAACTGTTTAGACATTTGATTCTTAAAGGTATTCTTTCGATCTTGCCATACCGCCTTCTGTGCTACACTTCGGTTGAATCCAACGATATCTCCCGCTTTGTTCTTTACTGCATGGATCTGAACTCTGGCAGACTCATATCGCCTTCCTGTTTCTTTGCAGAAAGCTTTTAATGCTGCTTCCTGTTTCTTTAATCTCACAGATTCTTCATTAAACCGATTCTGTAAAGTATTTTTTAAGGTATCATCTTTTGCTTCATTGACCGCTGAATTATATCCAGCAAGTTTCCTCTTTGTCTCTCTGATCTGTCGTTCATGACCTCTCTGCATCTGACCCGCTTCATACTCTGTAAATTGCTTTCCATTGTATTCAACACTCTTTGCAGAATAATCATCTAACATCTCTTGCGTATATGCTGGCGTCGATATTCCTGGGAAGAACGCATGGAAGTTATGGCGGCAATTCCAACCACATAAACCTGGTCCTGTTCCATATCCTGTTGCTTCATAAAAGTTTTCATATTTTGGATCAGTCCCAGATAAACAAAAGACCT